CAAGATAATTTTGGATATGCATTTGTTGTGCAATCTTTATAAATTGTATGAATTTATCTGTGTCAACGTTTCCGTTTATGATAGTATTCTTTACTAAGTCATCTCGTTTTATAAATAGTGCAGTTGCCATAGTTTATGCTCTCCAATAGTTATTATTCTCTCCGGCAATTTGTGCCACTCTTTTATCATTCTCTTCGAATCTCGCATCTTTTCTCTCGCTAGGGTCAAGATTATTTATCATCTTTCTTGCCTCGTTTACAGAAATTTTACGGTTATTTTTTCTCATATAGATTTTTCTCATCCAAAAGTGTTTACAATTAACTCCTCCTTTGAATAAAAATGGATTATAAGAGTTAGAACCACCCTCTCCAAAACCTTCATTAACAGATAGCTCTTTATTTAAATCCTCAACCCTATATAGTTTTTGAGCTTTTACCATCTTTTTACAAAAGTCTCTACTGTTTTCACTTACCGATAACGGCGCATATTGATACCGGACTTTGAATAAGGATGTGTCTTGTTCGCTACTTTTACTAGGTGTACCCTTTATTACGTTTGCGAAGTTCATTATACCCTCTATATGAGCGTCTCTCTCGTGGTCTGCCGGTCTTTCGTCAACTAAAACGTATTCCTCGCTTAATTCCTCTCCAACGCTCTCTAAAGCCTCTAAAACGCTTTTACGCATTTCTTCCGCTGCTTCTACAGGTACACAATTAGGTACTTTCTTTCCATCTTTTGTTTTCCAACCTATCATTTCATATCCTTCCCAACAAGGTTCTTTTAACTCTTGTTCAGATAGTGATAACTTTTGTCCGGTTTCCTCTTCAACTTGCTCTTTAGTCATAGCGTTATCAAGTTCTGTAAACTCAATAGGTTGCAAAGTCTTAAAGTATAGCCTTAGTGATATTTCGTTAAACGCAAGTATTTTATCGAAAGCGTCAATTAAAAGATTTTGAAACGGTCTTATTACAGTATTATCCATCAAATTAGAAGCCGTTTTAAGCTCTTCTGCGTTGTTTCCGAGACCGGTCTGGTCTTTTATGCCTAATAGCATAGGGGAAACTATCCTGTGGCTTACCATTATCTTTCTCATCGATTCATCTGAAAGGAATTGATATTGGTTATGAGCATCGGATAATTGTACAGGCTCTATACTTGCAGATTGGTCGTTATTATCATTAAATGAGAGTATGAATCTACCGGCATTAGACGTTCCGCTAAACTTGTCTTTTATTCTACTTTCTATCATTTGACGTTCCTCTTCCGTAGGCACGCCGTTATTAAAGTTAATTAACATAGATGGAGCTAATCCATTCATTATGTTATTTAAGTGGTAGTTTGCAATCTCTTCTTCTAGTTCCGAATATTGTAAGCCACCTTGATAATCTACAGGGGAGTAATAGTAGTAACCGGTCTTATATGGCTTTACATATAAAATCTCGATACCCTCATTACTGAAACCGAATGCAGGTATACGCTTTAGGTTATCTTGTGGCTTTACTTTAGACCAATTTGAGTGATAAAAATAAGCTTCTATATCTCCATCCTCGTTACACTTTTCTGCTCTTAGAGTCTCTACAGGGAAGTGTTCTACTTGAACGATTTGAGACCTATCTTTAGAATAGATAACTTGCATAGAGCATTGACCCATTAGTTTTAAGTCATTTGCTAACTTTTGCACACAATCGTTTCTAAAAAGACCTTTCATCTTAGCATATCCATCCGGATTTAGATTAGAATTACTAGCATCTAAGCCTTCTCCGAATATTAATTGCGATATGCCGTTTATAGCAGCGTTATTGGTAGGACTTCCGTTGTAACGGTCTATTAAATATTGAAAATAATTGTTATCATCCCCGTATGAGACGTAATCCTTATTCTTTTCCTCTTTTACTTTAGGCGATGTGTATGTGCCTAATTGTACTATTTTAATGCTCATAAGATGATATAATCGTTATCGTATGTCGTTTCTGTGTCATAAACGTCTTTATTGATAGTATAGTAGTCATTACTAGATTGGTCTACAGTTTGGTCGGTGCAAAATACTTTGTCTTTGTATATAGTAGCTCCCGAAGATGTAAGTTTTAAATCATAATAATGTCCTTCTTTTAGAGAAAATGATTCAGATATAATATTGTAATCTCCATCTTCTGTTAAGGTTATGTCACTAAAAGTAGTAACCGTATTGGTTTGGTCATCTCTTAATGTAAGAGTAGCCGTAGTTACATATTCTCTAGGAATCACTTTTATCGTTTGCGCTCCGGTTGAGGTGCTTAATATTTTCATACTAATATAACGCAATAAAAATCTTTTTTGCATAAAAAAAGGGTTACATTTCTGCAACCCCTTTAAAATCAAATGAAAAATTAATTATGGTGCTACTTGTGTTGCACTAGCAGCTCCCGTAACTACTGAGCCGGTTACAAAATAAGCAGGGATAGTTTCCTGTGCAGTTAATGTAAGAGTAAATCCACTAAGGTCTCCCATAGCAGCTCCTGTTACAATAGTTCCGCCACTTACTTCCGCTCCGTGTACCGCACCTACTAAAAGATAGTTTCCGTTGTAATCTTCAACGAATACGTGTGGTCTAGCGTGTGCAATTAATTTTAACTCCTCTTGTGTAGCTACATCAAGTTTTGTTAAAGTTAAATTCAAGGTTTGCTCATAGAAAACTGTACCGTTCTCAGTTGAGGCATTTATTGTTTGCTCTAAAGAAGAGTTACCTTTTAAGTCAAATTGGAATAAGGTAGGTGTACCGCTAATCGAATCAACGTTTCCGCTAGTTACTGTTAAAGTACCTAGAGTGTCGTAATCAGCAAAATATACCGCCTTTAATCCACCTACTGAATCTCTACAAGGTAAGCTTCTTCCGGTTGTTAATGTACAAGCCATATTTTAGGGTATTAAAAAAGGGTAGGTAGGCTTATAGGCTTACCCACCCTTAAAGTTAGTTGATTCTATTCTTAGTTAGCTGAGTTAGTGATACCGTATGTTACGATGTCCTCAACGTTTCCGTACTGAACTCCTGCAGTAAATCTCATAATTACTCTCGCATTTTGAGAACCATCTAGGTCAGCCATATCTAATACTTTTACTTCGTTTTGGTCAGAAAGTAATCCTGTTCCAAAGTATAAGTTAGATTTTTCAGCAGCAATAGCAGTATCGTCAGAAAGACCATTAGCTACGAACAATTTAACACCATCAAAAGAAAGTGCGCCGTTGTTCCACCATTGAGTACCTTGAGCGTTAACCCCGTTAGCACCAAGTCCGCTTGCTCCGAATCCACCTAAAGCTCTTACATAGGCTCTAGCAATGTTTTGAGAAATGTAAACGTTTAAGTCCTCAGCACCATAAAGAGCAGATGGGATAGCGTCTACGATTTTACCAAGCTCTGTAATTACGTTAGAAGCAGTTACAGTAGTACCGGCAACCTCTTGACCAGAAGGTAAAGAAGCGTCAGTTGAGATAAGAGTAGCAATACCATCAAACTCTCCGGCATTAGCAGTTACTCCACCCCAGATGTTTTGCTCAGTTTTTTCTGCAACTTTAGCCACAACGTGAGCCAATAAGAAATCAGCAAATTTAGGTGGTAATTGGTCGAATGCAGAGAATCCTTGTTGAGCAGCTTCCCAATCTGAATGGAAATCTGATTTACATAGTTCTAAGTTTACTTGAAACTCTTCCGGTTGCAAAATTCTTTCAGTAAGAGTAAGTGTTCCGGCATCTGTAAAGTCACAAGAAGCGTTTCCGATAATTCCACTTGTAGAAACTTTCTTTACTACTTCTTTATATTTTACATTAGGCTTAACAGTAATACCACCATTATCGATAGTGGCTCCTGATAATAGGGCAGCGGAAATGTACTCCTGTGCAAATTCCCCTGCATATGTAGTAGTTATACTAGGTGTTGGCATTTTCTAAAATTTATTTGTTAAAAAGTTTATTGAATACTTTGTCATACGTTGTATGAGCTCTATTTTGCGAAATTTGTCTCATTTTTACATCGGTTTTCGCTTCCGGATTGTGTTTGATAGGTTTAGATGCGGGAGTCTCAGAAAGCTCTTGTTTCACTTCCTCTTCCACCTTCTCTTTAGCTAGTTTTTCCTCTTCTTTTTCTTTCATCTTTCCTAGCTCATCCTTAACATATCCCAACTCTTCTTTCATTTCCTCAATCATAGGACTTACTGCCTGTACAACTGCGTCAACAATTTGAGTCATTTCGTCTTTGTCCTCTTCGAGATTCTCTTCTACAACCTCTTCAGATAACTCTTCCGCTTCCGGCTCATCTTCTTTAGCTTCCACTTCGGGAGCTTCCTC